TATTCGATACGTTTGAATACGCACCGTTTGGTAATCAGCCACCTCAGTTCGAGGCAGAGGTCGTTGAAACTGCTTCACCTGTGTATCCAGTATTGCTGGCAGATATTCGTGATCCTGATTACCCTAATGGAGTACTTCATACATCAGACGGTTATCGTACAGGACTTATACTTAGTGCCGATAAGAAGTTGCTCTCTGATTTGTACTTCGCAGATTCTAATCCTGATGTTGGAGATCGACACCTAACGTATGCTGCCATTACGGAAACCATGTATGAGATCCCATCACACAGCTCACGATCTAATTCATGGGTTATTCCTCTGTTTGAGTTTGGTATTCCTGAAACGTATTACTATCATGGTATAGGTAGTGTTCGTACAGGAAATCATTCTGATTTAATCTTAGCCGAATGGAGTGGATATAACCTTGATACTTCATCTTGGTCAGCAGGTTTATGGTTCGTTCGCGACTCATCGAATGCATGGGGATGGTCATTCAACATTTGGGGCGTCTCCACCGCAATTGATGGCGGTCCTGGATTACCAGGTTTTCCAAGCATGGTTGATGGTGCAGACTTTGTAGATCATGTAGGTAATTGGTGCTACTTCGAACGTGGTACTCGTCGCTATGTAGCTGTTGCTAGTCAACATGGTTCCTCATGCTACTTGAGTGTGTGGGAAATGGGGGATACAACTAATCCAACGTTATCGCCTTCAATTGGACCGACCTACGTCGTTGCTGGTGTTGGATTTACATCGGGTACACCTTATGTATTTGCCAACGCAGACGCAATCTATGTACGCGGTGGTTCGAATACAGGTATAGTGAAGCGCTTTCCGTGGCCTCCAGCTTTAGTTACGTCTGAGACAATCTCAATACCTAATTCTAGTCCAACCTTAGGCTTCGTTGTTACGGATGGCGGTACTAAAATTCTTTATGCTGCACTTAATATTAGCAGTACAGAGGTGATGGCAACATCTGCACTTCCAGTAGGCTCAGGTACTGCAACACTACTTGGATTAAGTTCTCCCCAACCAGGATACTCTAACGCACTCGTTATAGGCTACAACGATGAGGTAATGTTGGCCGATAACTATGGGATTTGGGCTCCTGGACCTGCTATTAGTGATACCAAACCTACGCTAGCTAGTGTTATTACCGCAGCCTGTAATACTGTAGGGATCACTTCAGGTGAGATAGTAGTTACGGGGTTAACAGACGAAGTGGCAGGATACGCTATTGAGCAGCAAATGACATTGCGAGCTGCATTAGAACAGCTATTAACTGTTTATGCGGTAGATGCTGTCGGTAGTGAAGGAAAGGAAAAGTTTATTAAACGGGGTGGCTCTCCCGTAGCAACGATTCCGTACTCCGATCTCGGAGCAGGAAGAGATCAAGCAGCTAGTCGTCGAATAGCCTCTCAAAGAGCCGATGAGCGTCCGTTACCTCAAAGTATAGATCTAAGTTACTTTGCCTATCAGGTAGATTATCGCATAGGAACGCAATCTGCCAGACGAGGGTACACAATCAGTCAACAGTCAGAGTCGCTACGAACGGCTATTGCTCTAACAGATCAACAAGCTGCTGATGCTGCGTGGCGGATGCTAATGTATCCCTGGATGGCAAGATCTAGAAGAACTATCGAAACGAATAGGAAATGGAGTCATATAGAACCTACTGATCCAATCCTATTACAGGATGATAACGGAGTTCAACATAGAGCCTTAGTGGTATCTCGCAATGATGATAGTAGCGTTATCTCCTTCGACATTGTTGATGACGATGCTGGACTTGCAAATCCTAGTGCTACACCCTTTATTACTACCGGAAGTATTTCTACATTACCTGACGTAGCAGGTACAAGGTTCGTTGCTTTAGAGACAGCTCCTACTTCGTTTTCTGAGGCTTCAATTCCAGGTTTCATGTTCGCAGCAGCTCCATCGAGTACAGGAACGTGGAATGGTGCTGACTTATATTCCTATTCGGAAACAAACCTAGTTTCTACGCTGGTAGATGATATAGCAGCTCAAAGCATTCTAGGATCTGCTAAGACTGTATTAGGCTCTCCTATAAACCCTCACGCTCTAGACATCATTAATAAAGTAACGGTAGTACCTATAGGAGGTACTCCAGCATCAATCACGTTCGACGCTTTAATAGCTGGAGGTAACTTATCCTGTTTAGGCGGAGAATTAATCAACTTCATGACGGCAGTAAATAACGGAGACGGCAGCTTTGATCTGTCAAATCTACTAAGAGGCCGCCACGGTACTTGGAACTCAGCGTACACTCATGTTCCTGGAGAGCCCTTCTTGATGCTTACTGACTTACTAGCTCACGACTTTGTACCTGTTGCTACAGGAGCTGGTAATGGTCCAACTGTAGCAGGAACAGATCAGTTCCTAACAGGAGTATCATCAGGTCTTCCTATATCATTCGGAGAGACAGAGACCTTAAACTTTAAGGCCTTAAATCTTGCTCCTCCTTCGCCGCATATGCTACGAGCGGCAAGATTTTCACCTAGTGTAGATATCACGATCGATTGGTATCGTTGTTCTCGGATCGACTGGAGATGGGGAAATACAGAGGTAGCCCTTGGAGAGACTTCGGAGTTATACGACGTAGAGATTTATAACGCTGCAGGTACAACACTTCTTCGTACCTTTAGTAATCTACTAACTCACCAAGCGGTTTATACCTACGCTCAACAGGTTCTAGATACAGGTAGCTTCATCGCTACAAACCTAGTAATTAAGGCGTATCAACGATCGTCAGCTATTGGTCGTGGATGGCCTGCAATAGCAACCTTTATTTATTCAGCTCCTGCAGGATATACGAGAGATTGGACTGATAATACCACTAACAACCAAACACTCTTCACAGGTGCTAGTACAACGCACGCGTCGAGTGGAGGTCAATATACACACTCGAACGGTGGAGGTTCTCTTGGTTATGGCAATGGTCGTTTCGATATAGCACCTCAATTTCGTGATGGGTTAGAACAGATTGATGTGATTGTTCCTGCAGCCGCTGCAGTGGCTGGAACTCGTCGAGTAGGTATTGTATTTCGTACTCAGAACTGGTCAGTCAATCCAGATCACGATGGAACATTTGCTTACTGTCTGGTTGTTAACGATCAAGGTACCATATTACTGCAGAAGGGTTATGAAGCTACAGGTTCAGGCGTACCAACAACAATTGGTAGCCTAGCAGTAGGACATGCAAATGGAGCAACGATTACGTTGAAGGTCGAAATGTTTGGATCGTTATTCCGTTGCTACTCGAACGGTATATTGCGATTTGAGGTTGTTGATACAACGTATAATTATTCCGGCTTTTCAGGAGCTTACTCCGCATCATCTAATGGTGCAAACAGCTCTTACACAGCAACCTTCGACAACTTCAGCATTACAGCTTTCTAGGAGTAATCATGAGCACTTCAACAGCACCGCTTGATCAATTAGCCACTACGCAGGAAGCTAAGGAGGCTGTTGTTAACGGGCTGACAGACGCTCTATCACCATCCGCGTTATTTGGCAAACGTCTGTCGACTACATCAGGACTAACATTCGGCTACTACGGCGGTTCGATGTTAGTTGATGGTGTACCAACCGCAATCTCACATGGTACAGTTGCTCTATCGGCAAGCGTTACAAACTATGTTGAAGCGACTCGTGCTGGTGTAGTAAGTAAGAACACTACTGGATTTACTGCAGGTCAAATTCCTCTCTATCAGATTGTTACTGGAACGTCAACGATTACTAGTTGGACCGATTATCGTGCTTGGGCACAGCCAATCCATGTATCGCAGCGTCTTGCTCTTGTTATGGGTAGTGATGCTAATCGTACACTTACTGCAGCAGAATCACGTTGTGGAATTCTTGACATTACCTCGTCGACATCGCTCACTAACACAAGAGATATAGTCCTTCCTCTTGCTCCTCAGACCTGGGATGTTTACAATGGTACAACAGGAGGACAATCACTACGATTCATAGGTGCTAGTGGTACGGGTATTACAGTTACTAACGGCACTCGAGCACGAATCTACTCGGATGGCACGAACATAGTACAGGTTTCATCAGGCGGAGGTGGTGGCGGTGGAACAGAACTAAAGGATTTGACTTTCACTTCGGACGTCGACAGTACAGCCGATAGCGATCCAGGTAATGGCTTGTTTAAGTGGAATAATGCGACACAAGCCTCAGCAACCTTTCTGTATTTCGATAACCAGACAGTTGATGCGATCTCACTGACGACATTCTATGCTTCACTAGGATCTTCAGGATTTATATACCTACAACAGTCGGATGATGCTACTAAGTGGCAACTATGGAAGTGGACTAGTACACCTACTGACGGAACTGGTTATCGTAAGTTTCCTGTTGCATTGCAAGCTTCAGGTGGATCTATTGCCGATAACAAGACGGTCTATTGCGATTTCAGCTCTGCAGGTGGCGGTAGTACTATAGGACAACACATGTTGCCAGTTCCGGCACGAGGAATGAATCCTCGAAGTGCCAATGGATGTGCAGCATTAGCAGTCTCCGCAGGTGCAAGTGGTCAACCAGATTATGAGTATCTAGCCTTCGATCCTTCTGCTGTTGAGTATGCAGAATTCTCGATCGATATGCCTGAATCGTGGGATGAAGGAACAGTTACCTTTCAAGCTGTATGGGCTCATCCTTCTACCTCAACAAACTTCGGTGTTACTTGGAGTCTGCAAGGATTGGCAGTTAGTGATAATGAATCTATCGCCCAGAACTTTGGAACTGCACAAAACTCTAATGATACAGGTGGTACTACAGGAAATAAATACAAATCTCCAACCTCGAGCGCTATTACTATAGCAGGAACTCCTGCTACAGCAGATACTGTATTCTTCCGTATTGCTCGCGAGGTAGCCGATGGTGGAGATACAATGGCGGTTGACGCTCACTTAATAGGTATCCGTCTCTATTACACCACAGCGGCAGAGGTCGACTAATGCAACCTAACGTTGCAATTGGAGGTGTTCGTCGACGTACTGTCACACCCGTTTATCATGATCGTTATATCGATAAGGTTGCTGCTGGTCTGCACTTAGATGGTACGAATGGTAGTACTACATTTACCGATATTACTGGTAAATCATGGACAGCAACAGGCAACGCTCAGATCGATACTAGTCAAAGCAAATTTGGAGGTGCATCATTAAAGTGCGATGGTACTGGCGACTCGATTACTACTGGAAATAGTTCGGACTTCGACTTTGGTTCAGGTAACTTTACAATAGCTTTATGGTTTCGACTAAATTCGAATGCAGCGCCCGGTATCTTAGTTGGCAAGCGTGCGACATCAGCCAACTACTGCCCGTTCTTAATGTTCACCAATACATCAGGTGTATTAACTTGTCGCGCATCGACGGATGGATCAAGCTGGGGTTACGCTTACGATTCGCCTAATAGTACTATTACAACAGGTGTTTGGTACTACTTAGCCTTCGTAAGATTTGGTACAACGTTCGCTGTCATCCTAGACGGCGTAGTAAAGAATAGTGCAACACTATCAGGTGCACTGTACACAAATACAACAGCTCTCTATGTAGGTGCAGAAGGTGATGCATCACTAAGTCATAACGGTTGGATCGACGATTTGTGGATTACAAAGGGTGTTGCAAGGTACTCGGCAGCATTCCCTATTCCTGCTAGTTCGTTTTTAGACTCCTGATTAATGGACGTAAGTATGACCACTACCGTAGTACATACCATGACAGAAGAAGAACGCGCTAAGGTTGTAATGCAGGTAGAGCATTTTATAACCATACTTAGTCAGCGTTATGGAATAGAACCTACAGAGGTTGTAGAGGCTGTCAAATGGGTACAAGCACATAAGCTCTCAACGGAGAGGTTACAACAAGCTGGTATCAAGTCGATACTTAGTATCGTGCTAACGGCTTTAGCACTAAGTATTTGGGAAGGAGCAAGGTCATTCTTATGGAAACGTTAACCTTACTTGACGGTCACGGTTGGCTTGTGGGAGATTGGTCTCTTGCTGTCATTGCTTTTACGGCAGCATTAACGACGATGATGACAATGACAGGAGTACCAAAAGGCCTTAAAGTACTTGGTATTTGGACTGTAGCTATAGGATGGGCAATTGTATCTGGAAGACTATTCTTCGTTCTACTTAATGGAGGTGATCCGATTATTCCACCTATTACGCTTATGGCACTATCTCTTATAGGTGCAGGTACTGTATTCTACGTACTTGGTTCTTGGGTTAAAAAGTAACAAGGAGGCTTTATGACTGAGATGAATCTTGATACCCCTTTGCCCCGCGGAGTTCTTAGATACGTCAATCTACTAGGAACCCCCTATCCTATTTGGGGAGTTCGATATGGTGATGTCGAACTTCGTGCTCTTGAACACCATTCGGAGGATCAGACTATTACTTGGCAGCAATCTTCGGATCAATTCAAGTTCTCCCATGTTAACCGTTCGTTAGCAGCTGGATTTCTGAAGCCGGAAGACCTAGCATTCTTCTACGATGTATGGCTTAATCAGGTAGGAAGTAATCAGAACATGTCTATAGATAGTCCATCAGGTCAGCAGGCAAAAGCTCCATGGTATAAGTTTCCCGGAGGACTTCTTGGCTTCTTGGGGTTGTCTCCTAAAGCGTCTAAGGGGCATAATCCAAAATGATCGATACTATCTGGACTCAATGGGCATCTCCTGCTAACGTCATACTACTAGTCACTCTCATCCTACTGCTGGTAGTTGTAGCATTAGCACAAAGACGAGATGACTTTGATTGGGCAGACGCCTTACGCGATGACAGTACTGATAAAATTACTGTCCTACGTGTTACCGCTATAGGAGCATTTGGTGTATCCTCATGGGTTGTGATGCATGAAGCAACTGAGAACCAAATGACGGATACAATGTTCCTAATCTATTGTGTTACTTGGTCAAGTTCAATTCTTCTGTCCAAGTTCCTCGATAGATGGTCGGGAGGTACTAAATGATGACCTTAGACGACCTACAGTATGCACTTAAGAATCCGAACGTTAAGGCCTTCCTTCGAGTTATAAGACAAGGAGAGTCTAACCAGGAAAATTCCGCATACACTTTAATCAACGGAGGGAGTCACTTTACTTCCTTCGTTGATCATCCCTTTGGTCGTCTACCTACCACTAAGGGAGGCAAAGCAGCTGGAGCATATCAGCATCTCCCTTCTACGTGGGGCGATTTTGTTGATTGGGCAGCACAACAAGGATCTAAAGTTGATTTTACCCCACTCTATCAGGATCTAGGTGGGGTGTGGTGTATCGCTAAGAGGAGCGCATTAAAGGATGTTCTTGCTGGAAGGTTTCAACAAGCTGTTGCGAAGTGTCGTCCCGAGTGGACTAGTCTACCAGGGGCTAGCGAAAATAGCGGCCGGTATACAATGGTGAAGGCTGAAGACCTCTACAAGAGGTTTGGTGGACAACTCGAAACAGTGGTTGCGTCGACTCCAGTTCCAGTTCCAGTCCCAGTTGCACCAGGAGGCGTTATGTCAGGTGAAGGTTCAGGTTCAGATACAGAAGCAGGCGGAAGTGCAAGTACCTCCGCACCTATCTCAAGCTCAACAGTAGGAGCTGCTATTAACGTAGGCTTAAACATCCTGAAGGTTATCAATCCTATGGCTGGAATGATTGCAGAATTGTTCCCGAAGATTGCTGGCTTAGTGATGGATAAAGCTAAGACTGTACCAGAACGAAACGTCGGTTTAGTAACCGAAATTTTGAACACTATACAGAAGGCAACAGGTGCTCCTTCGCATATTGAGGCTCTTGCCGCTGTAGCAAGCGATCCTCAAGCTAAAGCTACAGCTGATACAGCCTTGGCTCCTTATTACGCTATGGTAGAAGCGGGAGGCGGAGGTATTGAGGGCGCTCGCAAAGCAGACCTTGACTTTGTAAGGTCTAGTGATACGATATGGAGGTCTCCAAGTTTTGTCATTGGTTTAATGCTAATGCCTATCGTGTATATGATCACGGTAAGCATTACCCTTAAGTTTGACTGGCTTGCTGAATGGAATGCTGAAGCTAGATCAGGTCTAGCAAATCTAATGGTTGGCATGATCTTAGGTGGTCTAATCGGGTACTACTATGGACAGATTACAAGTCGTAATAGAGTAACTCCCGGAGGGCAATAAAGCATCTGACGTGCAACTTTAAGGTACTACAATTAAATACCCCTTGAGGGTACCTATAATGTTGCTATATAATAATCATTCTACTCAGAGGCTATAACTGTGGATTCCATCCAAGAAGACCTCCATAAGAGCGGCCTGGAACCTTCTGACCTAGGAGCTTATCCTGCTCAAGCTAGCGAGCTTGAAGCTGTAGGTCTTAGACATCATATGATGTTGCAAGCTCCTAACCAAGTAAGTCCTGGATATGTAATACCCTACTACGACATAGAAGGTAAGAGAGTACCTTTCTATAGGGTTAAGCTATATAATCCTGCTAATAAGGCAGCTAAGTATATGCAGCCTGCAGGAACAGGATCTTACATCTACTTTCCTATCGGCTTTAATGATGTGTTCAAGGAGACAAAGCTAGGGAAGTCTAAGAGTTGCGTCAACGGATTCGCTCCAGCTCTACTTATATGCGAGGGTGAGAAGAAGGCAGCTTTAGCAGTCAAGAGAGGGTTCCTGTGTATAGGTCTTGGAGGCGTATACAACTGGAAGTCGAGAACGGTTTTATTACCTGAAGGATCGAAGCTTGAGAAGGACGATAGAACAGGCCGTGTTAGAGTTAGACTACCTTCGTCCGATAGCGACGCTGCCGAAGTAGCTGATGATATAGGTATTAAGTTCTCGGTTCTTGCTACCGGACTTAAAGAGCTGGTTGAGTTAGTACGAATCCTTAAGTGGCAGGTAGCTATTGTCTTTGACTCTGATTCCCACACTAACGTGCAGGTACAAAGAGCAGCTGCATCGTTAGGATTCGAGTTTAAGACGAGAGGCCTTAGTACATCAGCTATTAGACAAGTAGTCCTTCCTAAGTCAGCCGAGAAGTTAGGGTTAGACGACTACATTCTCAAGCATGGAGAGGATTCCTTCACTAAGCTATTACATAACTCTTTAGCTGCACGATGTTCCTTTCCTGCGCATCCTAACTTAGTAGAGTACATAGGAGCAGGCCTTATAGGACGTTGCTCTCGCGAGACTATAAGACAGATATCTCTTAGTATAGTAGCGGATCTAGATGCTAGAGGCATTAGAATGAAAGATGCCTCCTCAGATACGCCTTACTACTTTGACATAGCTTCTAAGAGATTAATGCGCGTGTATATGATGCATAACGGAGGTGAGCCGCTACATGAGACCTCCTTCGGAGAACATCTCTACAGGACCTACGGAATTTCCCACGCAGACACTAAGCTTATACCTTGGTTAGCTGCTTCCTTTACAGGTGAAGAGCCTATCGAGAAGGTCTATCCGCGAAGTATCATAGCGCATAACGATAAGGGCGAGGTTTGCTATCAACTCAACGATGGTCAGATGGCTGTTGTCAATACGAAGGGAATATCAATAAGGGACAATAGTTATGGCGGAATACTCTTCAAGTCAGATCAGACAGAGCCCATAGATGGACAAGCTCTACTGGAGGCTGTAGCTAGACAGAGTAAGCAGAAGCTCCAGAATAGATGGGCTGAAGTTCTAAAGTCCTTCCGATTTACGCACGATAATTACGCATTACTTACGTCCTTACTATTCTACATCTCACCTTGGTTCTTACGGTGGCGAGGAACGCAGCTACCTATTGAGTTGATGATCGGCGAGCCTGGATCTGGTAAGTCTAGTATGTACGCTCTAAGGATGTCGATCTTAACAGGTAGGCCTATGTTAAGAAATCAGCCTACTGATGTAAGAGATTGGCATGCTAGCATTACGAGTCAGGATGGACTTCACATTACAGATAATGCACACTTTGTTTCCAAGGAGCTGCGACAACGACTTAGTGATGAAATGTGCCGTATCGTAACTGAACCTAATCCCTTCGTTGAAATGCGTAGGTTGTACTCAACAGCTGATAACATGAGGATTCCTGTACGTACTACCTTCGCCATTACAGCTATCAATCAACCTTTTGTCAATGCTGACATACTACAGCGTTCTATCATTATAGAGCTGCAGGCTGTAGGTACAGAGCATGATAGTGATTGGGTAGGACATAAGATGTCTTACATGGGAGGTCGAATCGAGTGGTTAGCTCATCACTTGTTAGTCGTTCAAGGATTCCTAAGCTTAGCTGAGACTAAATGGGACGATAGGTATAAATCGGATCATAGGCTAGCTAACTTCGAACAGATCATGATCCTAATGGGAGAGGTTCTTGGTCTTAGCGATACTAAGAGCATATGCAAGGGCTTAGTTAAGACTATTGAGGATTCAGTCTCCGAGTACGATTGGTCTATGGAGGGCCTTAAGGAGTTTGCTCAGGAGTTGAAGCAAGGTACTACGAAGGGTAAGATAGTTACATTTACTACGCAAGACATAGCGGTATGGGCAGCAGGAAGAGACGACTTCCAGGAGAATACAATCCTAACTAACTCCAGACGTCTCGGTAGGTACTTTAAGTCTCATGCAACAATGATAGCTAAAGCTGTTGGAGTGGTAGAGCATGGTAATCAAGCCAATAGAATGGTATATCGTATTGGACCTTAAAGATACCATCATTTGACACTTGCTATTAAGCTTCGACTGCTTTAATATCATAATTAGCAGCTAAGCATTAAATCTAAGCGAGGCTGCGTAACACAACCCTTTAACCGAGGAGCATTATCATGGCAAAGAAAGAAGCAGGTCAAACGCAAACACCCGAGGTAGTTGCTGAGGCAGGTGTCCCTGTTGCCCCAGTTGTC